ATCATAGTCGTCATAGTATGGGTTCGCATTAAAATTAGTATTGATACTCATTGAATTCCTCTAAAATCTAACAACAAATTTAATATTTTCAGCCTGACCATCTTCTCGCTCTGTTTTAACAATATTCTCGGCATAAAGAATATCACCAGTATATGGTTGAAATTCTGGATTGGCTTTAGAAATCACAATCCTAGATGTACCAGATGTTCCACCAACCAACGGAAGACCAAGCGTTATTGTTCCTACAACTTTACTTATTCGAACTTCGTTAGATTCTTGTGCATTTACTCGGCCATAGAAACTAGCCGAATTTGCTGAACCTCCTTGGAAAACATATTCATCCAAAGTATAACTTGAACCTGCAACTAATGTTAAATCTGTTGTTTGTGAAATTACAGAGTTAGCTGTTACTTGGGTTACTGCTGAAGTATTGCCATATTTATGCGGATTGGCAAGAAGTCCATACTGACGGAAAGAAGTATTTGATGATATTAACCCGCCTTCAGTAGAATCAATTTCACCTATACGAGTAGCTGTCATAATGTTTGAACCACCCAACTCTTTTGCAGGATTATAGGCGTGACCAAATTTTGGTGAAAGAATGACCCGAGCTGTTGCATTTGTTCCTGAACCATAGATATACGCATTAGCTCTTGAGTATCCTGTGCCAATTGTTGTCACAGTAATTTTTGCCACATTTGCATTTGCTGATGATACACCCGAAGTTGTATTTGAAAGTGTGGCTGATGCAATCACACCCGTTCCATCACCATCAACATAAACTCTGGTTGAAATGGACACATTACTTGTATTACCGCCAGCAGATGTAGTAGCTGTTGATAATGTTAAAACACCGGTTGCATTAGCGGCGCTACTAATAAATGTTCCTGTTGCAATACCTGTACCAGAAATGGTCATATTTGCAAGATTGGCAAGTGCAGTTACATTATAGACTGCTAAAACTCTGGCGGTATTTGCTAAAGTAAGTGTTGTTTGGCCAGAAACAAAACCATTTACTTGCACATTAGAAGCCTGACGATAATTTGTACCAGCTGTTGTTACTATAATAGTGGTTAATTCACCATCAACCACACCAGTATTATTTACATTATAATCTAATTGATTTGTTGATGATGGAGCTGGAACCCAATCAGTCGTTAAAAATTTGTTTGATGGTTTAACATTATACATGTATTTCCAAATATAACCATCAGCAGTACCGATATTACCATTTGATGTTGAATAATCGCCTGTAGGTTCTACTGTTGAATTAGCAGAATTATTATTTGACATACATTTATATACATTACGATCCGTAGTAATAACATACATCGGTTTTAGATTTTGAGAAGTATTGGCACTTAACAAACTATCAATTGTGATAGTGTCATCGTATTGACGGAATTTAGTATTGCCTGACCAGTTGATTCTAGGAATAACTAACTCAATATCATTGGCTGTTAATTTTTTAGCCGCATACATGTTATCCCATATGTCTTTTTCAGCATCAATTGTATCTACAATAGAATCGGGAGAGGCTTCATTTGCATAGGGAACATGGTTACCTATAAAAATATAAAGAATCGGGTCAGTATTACCTGAATTGTATAAGGCATTACGCCACAGTTTGGCGTTATTGTAACCTAGTTTTTTAGTAGTTATTGATGGCATGGTCTTTATTTATATCAATATGGTAAGAGTTTGTGCAGTTGCATTTGAAGTAAATGCAGAAGAAACCGCAAGATTTGTATTACTTATGATGCTACTTATAGTCCTAATGACACCATTTACAGCTACATTAGAACCTATAGAAATAATACCATTTGTATTGGCAATATTAAATTTAGTATTTGTACCGGTAACAAATATAGAGGAAGCTGTAACACTCACAGTACCAGAGATTGTGTTGGCCGATGTAGTAGAAATTGTAATTGTATTTGATGTAATTAATTTTAGTTCATTCAAATCAGCATAGTTTACAAAACCTGCTGGGTGCATAAGTTGTTTTAATATTGTTTTATATTTTGAAAACTCGGTAAGTGAAGAAGTTACATAAGAATAATCAACATAATAATCACGACCTTGTAATTTTCTTTCGGAGGTAGAAAGAATAGAATCAGATGTTCTCCAACGACCAGGTAAAGTTACATATCCTGCTTCAATTTGTGCATTAGCTGTGGCCGTTCCACTACCTGCACCGGTTAAATCAACTTGTGGAATAAATTCATATCCTGAACCGCCACTTATGACTTTAATACTTACGATTTGGCCTGGTTGTGTATTACCAATAAACGGTGTTAATAATTCACCATCACTCATTGTAGAAGTTATTTCAATGTTAGCATTTACACCAGAGGTTGTTGAAATTGTTAATGCTGGAAAATTACCTTGAATGTAACCTACACCACCAATAGGATAAACTCCGTAGCGACCAACTTTTTTACCTGTTGAGGTAGCTGTAAAATTAACATTTACATTTGCATGAGTTGTATTTGAAATGGAGTTAATATAACGACTTTCATTATTAATAATGATTCTATCGCCGACCCTAATATCTGTATTAAAACTTGTTCCCGTACCAACAATTTGAGATGAATTATTTAAAACATTCGCCGTTCCTGTGATTCTTGATGGTTGAATTTCAATTTGAGTGATTTGTCCGTTTGCTGATACTGATTTTACAGCTGCAGCTGCACCACGGCCATTTGTTCCTATAGGACTAATACCAAAGTTGATTTCATCACCAACAGCATATCCTGTTCCACTATTATTAATTCGAATACGACCAACAGAACCATTAGTTTTAATACTAAATGTGCTATTACCAGCAACATATGTTGCACCATACGCATCTAATGTTGGTGAAATAGATGTAGTAGTGTTTGAGAAAATAACAAGAACATTGGTGATTGGGCCAACGTTTGTAATTTCTAAAGATGAGAGAGCATCAGTAATTACCGTAGCTACATTTTCAGATGCAATAACCGTGCTAGGAAATCCATAATTAGCCGCAGAAATAAGTGTGTTAGCATAAGTTGAAATTACATCATTATTAACACTATATGTGTTTGATGTTGAATTGGCCACGCCTGTAGGATCAACACCATCAATTGCAAGGTCTAATAGAAATGGTGAAGCGATGTTTGATACTACAATATCACCACCACTAATAAATCCAGCACCACCATAAGTAACAGTAATAGAATCAATATAACCTTCAACAATATCATCAACAATAGCAGTAGCATCCTCTGAAGCACCACCACCAGTTACAATTACAACATCACCTACGTTATAACTTGAACCTCCACCAATAACAAGAATACGATTAACAAAAGAGAATGTATCAGATTCTAATGTAATAAGTGTACCGTTATCGGCAACTATGTCAACTTCAACCATTTCTCCTTGTTGGAAAGTCCCAAGAAGCGTTTTATTGTTGATGAATAATTCAAAAGGAAAACCAAGATTTAATTGGTCAGTAATAATTCTTTCTGTAGCTTTTTCAATTAAAGCTGTGGCACCAGAAGTAACGCCTCTTACTTTACGACTGTTTAATAATTCAATATTAAAATCAGAATAAACTATTTTAATTTCAGAATTGGCTGAAGGTGCCGTATAGAATATAAGTTTTTTAGTTTCTTTGCGGAAGAAATAATCAGTTAATTCAGTTTTTAATACTCCATTCACATAAACTGAAACATCACCATCTGTTGGTTCTTGAGCTAATAAGAATGTAGTATTACCTGAGGCTACAGCATTAATAGAGGTGTTACCATTGGCGGTATAAAGACTTCGTATATCAGTTTCAATACGAAGAACATTATCAATTGTCCATTTACCATCAGAAGCTCTTAATACATTATTTTTTGGTAAAATGATATCAACTTCATCATTAAAGAGCATTCTGAATAATAACTTAAATGCACTTTCTGAACCTTTTGCTAAATATAAAGGCAGAACATTTTTAATTAAGAATGCTTTATCAACCTCAACATCTTTTGGTATAAGTGTAGCATAACTATTAAAAAAGTTAGATTCAAAATCTTCAATAGATGAATCAACATCGGAAAGATATTTTAAATCTTTTGCTTTAGTCGTTAAATCGTTGAGTTGAGTACCTTGTTTTGTTTCAAGGTATTCATAGTAAGCTTCCAAGAATGTAATGAATAAAGGATATTCTTCCCGAACAAATTCAGGAACTTGACGATTAACAAGTAATGAGGTTTTTAAATCAGACATTAAATAGCTTCAAGTGTTGTTACGATAGATGTAGGATCGTTTTCATCAATTGTAAGGATGGTATTACGAACCGATTGTATAATTCCTTTGTCTGATTCGATAGATAAACGAATAAGTTCATCGTCTGTGTTTATTGAACGAACATTGATGTCATTAATAGTAATCATACCCGTATCATAATCAATTGTACCGGCTTTAGAATCAACAATTTGTCTTTCAGCATTGGTATCGTAATAAATGGTTCTTAATACGCCTGTTCTCGCATCAATAACGGCGATTGCAGTTGCACCATATCCGCCACCACCAGTAATCGTTATAATAGCACGAGAATAATCAATGCCACGATTAGATACTTCAATACTCTGAATTGAACCATTGACAATAGTAGCGATAGCAGTAGCACCTGTACCATCACCAGTAATTGTCACAGTCGGCGCAGTAGTGTATCCTGTTCCAGGATTTGAGATAGAAATTGAAGAAATACCCGAAAACGATTGAGGTATTTCTTCAAAAGTTACTGTTCTTGCCACACCATTAGAATCGTTGACACCAAATTCTGATGACACTAATTTATTTGTAATAGTACCACGATGTAATGGCACATTAAAATTAATTGTATAGGCTTGACTAGACCCTACGGTTGGTTTAAATCTTTTCTGAACACGAACAACGGTTTCTGAACCAAGAATAGCATTCAAATCTGTTTCATCAATACCATCTTGCATTTTAGAAAGAATAAAACGAGTATCAAATTTATTTAATTCTCGGTCACGATAGCTTAAAACCGCATTTCTTATACTTTGTTTAATCGCTGTTTCAGAACTGTTTGTTTTTTTAGCATCATATTGGACACTACTTTCAACAATAAGGTATAAAAATTCTGGATCCAATATTTCAGTTTGAACAGCTACAATAGCTTTAGGTGAAATAATTTCATCAATAATTCTTTGTTTTTCTGCTTCTGAAATGTAATAATTAGCTGTTGGTTTTAATGATACAAATACTTTACCATAAACACGAGGAACATTATCTTCACCACCCCATATAGAAACAGAATCAAGGTTTGGATAATTGTTTAGAATATATGATTCATAATCTTTAAATGTTACTAAACGGTTTTGTGTTGAAAATTGGGCTGCAGCTGAAAATTTAATATCATCCACAGATTCGCGGTCAGCGCCACCTGCAGCTGCACTCACCGGTGTAATCGTGAAGTTTGTTTGTGAATTGCCTAATGAATCCGTAAGTGTTGCTGTGGCCACAAAATTATTGGCCTTATTCGCAGCTGTTCCATTATTCAATAGATATGTGGTTGACACCGAAGCGCCATCAGGTAAAGATTTACCAACAACATCGTTACCAAAATAAATTTGATATTTTCCACTTCGCTCTTCTTGTAAGAAAAACACCTCAGAAGTGCCATCAACATTTAATATGTCCGTTACTTTATTATAAACGGATGTTGAAGTGTTGCCCACACTTGGCGCAACAGTTACTTTTAGTGTGGTGGTATCAATATTATTATCGGGTAATGTAAATACTTGTTTTGGGTTTGTAGCTGAATTATGTGTAAAATTATAGGTAACAAGTTGACCTTCATAAATTTCAAGATTTTCAAACACAAATTTACTATTAGCTTTTGTTACAGTTACATCATCAAGAACTACAAAATTATATGATTTAGAATCAATTTGATTTGATAAAAATGAAAACCCATCAGATATTGTCATTGTAGCTGCAGTTGTTGTATTTGATTCTACTGAAAAATCAATAATCGCTACAGGAGCTCGTGTTGAATGTGGAACATAATTTAATGTTTTGGCGTGTGAAACAGCTGAATCTCTTAATAGTGCTGTATCAAGGAAAGCCTCATTGGCAACCATATTGAGATAGTAAGCATTATAGTGAGTATTATAAGCTAAAATATCCAATAGAATGTTTAAACCTGCACCATCAAAATCGTAGTCTGTAAATTCCGATTGTTGATTTAGAAATGTTTTTAAATTGGTCTTGATTGTGTCGAAATCAAGTTCTGATATTCTTAAACGGTCTGCCATGTTATCTTATTCGCTCTAGGAAAAAATTAATCGTAATTGGGTTTGGATTGTTAATCACAAAAAATTCTAGTTCAACTTTAAAACCATTGTTATCTGGATCTGGTGATACGGTCACTTTAGATGTTTGAACACGAGGTTCAAAGTTATCAATCGTTTCGGTGATTTCTCTTTCAATTGATGCACCTGTTATTGGATCCACATTTTCAAATAAAAGACGGCGTATATTACTACCAATCTCTGGTTGAAATAATCTTTCATAATGGTTAGTTAAAATTAAGTTTTTAACCGCATTAGTAATCGCATATTCATTCTTATGCGTATTGATGTCTTTCTTAACTGGATGAATAGTAAAATTCAAATCCAAATCTTTGAAAGACCTTGTGTTATCTATATCTACTGTAGCCATATTCTATTTATTCAACCTCCTGCAAAAACATTTGATGAACCAGAGGATATTGTGTGGCCCGAATATTCATCTCCAATTCTACCAACACCTTTTCCATTTACAAAAACAGATGATGAAAAACTTGTTAATGCGACTACATGAGATACACAACTTATGCCGGATGGTAACAAATGTGTTTGGCATAAATCTCCATCTCTAACCGCTCCAATACCATTAACATTCACAGTAGAAGAACCTTGGTCTGTTACTGTGGTGCCATCGCATCCGTGATTGGTTGCAATTGTGTCTGTTCCGTTTTTTCTAGCTATAGCTGGCATATTAATTTAAATCTATTTTAGGAGCAGTAAATTTCATATTACCACCCGAATTTATGGTACATGTCCCACCAATATCAGCGGTAAAGTTACCACCTATTTGCATATTAACATTACCATCAACATATACGGTAACATTACCCTTAACATAAACCTGTTCGTTACCAATAATTACTTCAAACTTGTCTTTTTGTATGCGTTCAGCGCGGTCTCCAGCAGGTCCCCATTCAACATATGAACCTGACCTATGGTACAAGTGTATTCTTTCATTGTCTTTTGTGTCATCAAACTCTAGGGCGTGTCCTGATTCACTCTCATATACATTGTTATATGGGTATTTAGCATTATAATATGGATCTGGTTCTACCCGTGAGGCCTTCTTTGCCTTTTTTTGTGACACGATAGAATCATCTATGTTTTCGTTTCTTGCCAGGCGTGAAGTCGTTGGCTCATCTAATTTACGAGGATATACTGTTTGCGTTTCATTTGGTTTTACTGGAGCAGACGTAAGAGCCTCGCCCGTTCTTGGGTCTGAATACGCTTCTTGTGGATTACCCGCTTTTAATGGAATACTTGGAAACACTCCAATGATAACGGGTTCTTGAGCATTTTCACCATCAACAAAGAATCCAAAAACCATATCACTTTCTTTTGGTGCGTATGGGTGTGGATTATTCACAGGAAGACTAGGCATAGCCCATGGCAGATTTTCAGTTGGCAATTGCATTTTATTGTCCGCGTGCCAACCCATACATCGCACACGACAACGGCCAAGTTTTAATGGGTCTTGACGGTCTTCAACAACACCTACCCACCAAGTGAATCCATTTTTACCAGCAAAATCTTTTGTGTCTTCATTATATTGCATATTAGAATTCCAGCATAGCCCTTGTTTGTTGTGGATTATCCGCAGGTATAAATTCATTACTATTAGAGCTTGAAGCTACTTCAATGATTGTTTCGTGTTTATCAAAACCAATAATGTGTCTCGAAGCAACAATGACATATTTACCACTCAAACTTTTATCTTCATTTGTACCACCCTTTTCTTTTTGGCCAAAAGTGGGTGCTGTTAAATTAACATTAAAGCCTGATGTCAATTGAAAATTACCAGGCATAACAAGTTTTACTCTTTTGCCCATAAGATTGGTCAATATAGCTTTTCTTTGAAATATAAAGTTTTCTTGCGCTTCAACTTTACTTAATGAAGCTGGGTCAGCTTGTTTAATGTAATTACTTAATTGACGAGCGGTACCAAATAAACTGACTACTTTTTTAGAATCAAACGCCTCAACATTTTTTTGGCCATCACGATTTTGCATTGTTGTTATATTTGGGTTATCGTTACCATGTTTCATATTTAAAAAATGGTCACCATAACTAATATTCTTTTTTTCAAATGTTCGTGTCATTGGGTCAAAACCCATAAACTTACCTGCATTAACACCAGCTCGTGTTTTTTCAATAGTATCATTTTGAGCTATCACTTCAAGATAACGAGCCGAACTAATTTCTTGTAGTGAATTTTTACCTGATTGATTTTTGGATTCAAATTTAATATCTAATATATCATCTTGTGTGAGAAGTGTTGATAATGAAACAAAATTATATCCAACTAGATTCTGAAAGAAAACATAATTGGGTGAATTTTGTTTATCTAAAGCTCTTTTGGTACACCATTCAATAGCATCTAATGGCCTTAAATTAGGTATTACGATGCTACGAATGCCGCTTGTGGGTTCATATATCCCGCCAATATTATTTTGTGGAACTTTTAAATAATTAAATAATATTTTTTCTACAACTTCTGAATATGTTAAATCGTAATTTTGAGTAATTCTTTGTTGGTCTGAAAACATAAGTTCATCGGAAACAAAATGTAAAATAAAGGTCTCACTATTTTGATTTTCATTTTTACGGTCAGATTGTTTATAGATACGAAAAGCTTTACGATATTTACCAATATCAGAATTCTCATCTTTTGCTATATCAATCAATATTGATTCTGAGCCATCAAATAAAAGTTTACCTGAAAGTCCAATAGAATCACGAATGAGAATATTACCAGAAATGACAGGCAAAAACATTGAATCGTAGATATTCAATTCTTCAAATATCTTTTGAATATCAATAGGACCAGCTTTTGTCACTAAAGTTAATTCATTTATGTGAAACTGCGTGGACTTTTTGACGCTTAATTCACTCATAATTTAATAACTCGTTTGAATTCTTTTTCAACTTCCGGAACAAATTCACTTTTTAATAATCTTATTTCTCTCTTAGCTTCATTTTCTTCCACTTCATAATCATAATAGGTTTGTTTTTCTTTTGAAATCTTTTCAGTCACGATTGCGCCATTATTTAAAGTATAAGATATTGTTGAAGCCGCTACATTTGCATATGTGTTAGCATCTACTTGAAATTTTTCTGTAATGATTGTGCTATCAGAAGAGGTTCGTGTAATAATTTTATAATAATTTTTAGTGTTGTTGGTGCTTTTAGCCCATTGAATACCAGAAACAGGCGTAGTGTTGGCTGCACCATTGGCTGTGTATTTGTTATCAATAAAAGATATTAGAGTATTGTTGTTTAAAGGCCAATCGTATTGTGGGTCAATAATATCGTTAAACAATAATACAATCCAATGCCTTTCAGAATTATCATAAAATTTAGAAGCAATAATCTCAGGTGTATCAGAATCTTTAACTGAATATTTGTAAAAAGCTGATGAGTTATTTTTTAACTCTTTTTCAAATCCAAACCTTGATATAATATTGGTAACAGAATCAAGACCCGTTGTTTTTGTATTACTTGAATAAAATGTTTTAGGATAGTAATTAAAAAACTTTGCCATATTATACTCCTTCTTTACCTCTATTAACACCATTACCTTGAAAGTTTTTAAAATCAGATTTAGTAAGGTATGTTGTTTCTTGAAATTGTAATAACACTTGTATTGCCACTGGCATACCAGTTCTGCCTAATGAGGGATTGTTTTCACCAGGAACTTCATAAGCTGAAAAACCATTAGGTGCGTAATTTACATCAATGTTAGTAAGAACGCATGTTGCGATTGCAGGAATGTTTGGATTCTGTGAAGAACCATAGTAAAACTTAATATCAAATTCTGATGGAGGTATTAAGAAACCTTGTGCGCTTGCTAATTCTGGTGCTTGATGGAAACGAAGTCTTTCAATAATCTTTTGAACTTCTAGTGCTTCTTTTTCATCTCTTGGATAAAATGTAAAATCAAATTGAAATTGTCGGAAGTTTGGTGATTTATAAATCATCTCAAGCATAGGATTTTGAACTGTGCCTGTAGCAGCAGTAAATAATGCTTGGCCTGTGTTTTCGCCAGCTAATGTTGAAACGTTTTTAAGTATATTAGCGCCAGCTGCTTTGGCAGCTACACCAGCAGCGCCAGTATAATCACCGGCTTTAACTTTGTCAGCAACAGACCCACCAGCCGCCAACACTTGACCCGCCATTTCACCACCTAATTGTAATTGGTCATATCCTTGTGCATAAGTATAATTTAGGGTATCAGGCATATACAACGCAATAGCATCGGTTGTAAGTGTGGTAGTTTTTAAGAAACCTAAACTACCTCCAGTAATCTTTTTAATAGAGGTATCTAATACAGCTTTGGTTGATTCTGAATTGCCGCTAAATAAAGAAGCTTGACCAAATAAATTACCAATTTTACCAGTAACACTATTCAACCCACCTAACGCACTACTTACACTTTTACTAGCTGCATTAGTAAGACTAGCAAATTTACCACCAGAAGATGAATTGATTGAATTTAATCCGCCATTCACTTTACTTAATAATTCACCACCAAAAGCACCAGATGCACTTCCAATATTTGCGCCTAACGTTTGAGAGGCTGCTGAGGAACCTTTAGTCACTGGAATAGCGCTATCACCTATCGTTTTACCACCATAACTCGTGTTTTTTTGTTGACGAATATAAATCACCATATAGTGACCTTTATCGGTTGATCCAACATCTATTGGATAACGAAAAGTATTCTTCTCAAATTCAGTACCTTCAAGAGCTGATAATGGACCAAAACTTCTACTGTTTTGTTTATTGAATTTTATATCACCGAAACCAAAAAGAGACATGTTTATTTCCAGAGGTAAATTGTGTTAATTAGCATAGATAGTATTTATGTCATATAAAGGATGGTTTAGACCAAAAAACCCAATAAAATACAAAGGCGATGCAGCTAATATCGTCTATCGTTCCAGTTGGGAGTTAAGAGTAATGAAACATTTAGATATTAACCCTAATGTTCTTTGGTGGGCGTCAGAGGAGTTATCTATTCGTTATAAATCACCTATTGACCAAAAGATACACCGTTACTATCCAGATTTTATTGTTCATGTTAGGCAAACTGATAATAAAGAAAATACTCTGGTGATTGAAGTTAAACCAGAGAAACAAACCAAAAAGCCAACTCAAAAACGCAAAACAAAAACATTCATCCAAGAAGCCATGACTTATGCCGTTAATCAGGAGAAATGGAGAGCTGCCGACCTATTCTGTAGAGAACACGGATGGGAGTTTAAAATTTTAACTGAAAAAGACCTTGGCATTTGAGATAAATAGACGATGGCATATTTAATAGACCGTATCAAATCATCTTTAGCAAAAGAAGGGTTAACTCCTCGTTCTAATCAAGCGAGAGCCTGGTTACAATCTAAAATAAAAGAATTAAAGCCAAATAGAACAAGTTTAATGCGTGATAGAAATAAACTAAAAGAATCGTCAGTCATTGGTAAGATGTATTTTTACTTTTATGACCCAAAGACAAAAGATACAATGCCTTATTATGATAGATTTCCGTTGGTTATACCCATTGAATCGTATAATGATGGTTTCTTGGGACTAAACTTACACTATATTGCTCCAAAATACCGTATGACACTTTTAGATAAATTGAGTGTAACAGCTTCTAATAAAACATATGATGAAAAAACAAAATTAAGACTAAATTACAAGTATCTAGCCAACGCTTCAAGGGCGTTTGAAGCTACACCGTGTATCAAAAGATATTTGTTTAGCCAAATACAATCAAGATTTTTAGAAATAACAGCAGACGAATGGGATATTGCAGCTCTATTACCGATGGAAAGTTTCGTGGGAGCTTCAACCAGTAAAGTTTACGCTGAATCAGAGGATCAATTTTAATGTCATTTTCACCCAACTTATTCTTAGCTAATGTAAGAGCAAAAGACGGTTTAGCTAAACCATCAAGATTTGAAGTTGTTCTTCCTATACCAACATATATTGGAAGTTTTGTTGGTAATTCAATTATTGAAAAAATATTAAACTTTCCTAATTCAGTATTTAATGATGTAACTGACGCTATCGGTTCTGCTTTTGGTAAACAGGGCCAAAAAGATGACCAATCAAAAACATCTAGCCCATCTACATCAAGATATTTAGCTTTACAATGTGAAAGCGCTGAATTGCCAGGTAGAACATTAACTACAGCTGATGTAAAAATATATGGCCCAACATTTAAAGTTCCTTATCAAACGCAATATGGAGATATATCTTTAACATTTCTATGTACCAATGATTTTTTTGAAAGAAAATTGTTTGACCGTTGGATGGAAGCTATTCATCCTTCAGACACAAACAATCTTAGGTTCCCAAAAGGACAAGCTACACGTTATATGACCAATATTAAAATAATTCAGTATGATGATTTTATTAAACAAATTTATGCAGTAGAACTAATTGATGCCTTTCCAATCGGTGTTGCGCCTCAAGCGCTTAGTTGGGGAGAAGATGGATTCCATAGGCTTCAAGTTCAATTTGCATATCAAAAGTTAAGAGTGCAATATGAAGGAACTTACAACTTAGCAGCAGCTGCAACCGCACTATTTGGAGCAGCTGGTTCAAGATTATTGCCTTTTGGAAAAGCAATCACAAGATAGAAAATTAATTATTAAAGCGAGGATATTATGTTACCTAAACTAGATGTGCCTATACATGAAGTTAAATTAATTTCAACGGGCAAAACAATCCGTTTCAGACCATTTTTGGTCAAAGAACAAAAACTATTTCTAATGGCGTCAGAATCTAATGACCCTAAAGAAACAATCAATGTTATTCGTCAAGTATTAAAGAATTGTGTGCTTGATGAAATTGATGTTGATTCACTACCAACTTTTGACCTTGAGTTCTTGTTTATGAATTTAAGAGCCAGGTCAGTAGAAGAAATTGTAGATTTAAAATACAAATGTAACAATGTGGTTTTAAACGACAAAGGTGAAAGTGATGCTTGTACCGGTGTTGTTGATTTCAAAGTTAACCTACTTGAAATTGAACCTACGAAGAATCCTGAACATACAAATAAAATTCAACTCACAGAAAATTTAGGTGTTGTTCTTAAATACGCATCGTTTGATATGATTCAAAAATATGAAGACAAATCTGAAGGTGAAATTATGTCTTCAATGTTAGTTGATTGTGTTGATTATATTTACGACAAAGACCAAATCTATTATGCTAAAGATGTTTCAAGAGATGAATTGGTTGAATTTGTTGACAATCTACAACAAAAAGATTTAGAAAAGATTAAAGTGTTTTTTGATACTTTACCTGAAATTAAAAAAGATGTTCACTTCAAGTGCCCAAAATGTTTATATGAAGAGGATATCCAAATAAAAGGCCTACAAAGTTTTTTCGTTTAATTTTTCGTTATGATACACTAGGGAACTACTATCAGACCAACTTTGCTTTAATGCAACATCACAAGTATAGTTTATCTGAGCTTGAACAAATGATTCCTTGGGAAAGAAATATCTATGTTAGCTTATTAATTAAGCACCTTGAAGAAGAAAAAGAAAGATTAGAATTACAACGACAACAGAGAAAAAATAGATAAAAATGGCAACTTTTGCTAGTAAATACATATCTGAAGTAGAACAAGGTAAAGGTCTTTTTGGTGGCGCCAAAGAAGCTTCTAAAGATTCTATTAAAGATATAGGCAAATCTTTTTCTAAAGAGAATATAAAAACTAAGCTTGTTCAAAGCGCATTTGGTGGCGATGACATTTTTTCAGCACTAATTCGCAGTAAACTTGGTGTTAAGAAAAAACAAAAAAAAGGCGAATCTCCAACAAAAGATGGTGGTGATTCTAATTTTCTACAAACTATAGCTCAAAACTCTTTGGCTCTTCCTGGTATAGCCAAGGACATGAATATTCTTCGCCAAAACATTGTTGAGTTGGCTAGAATTGAAAGAAAGTCTGAGGAACAGCAAGATTTATCCAAACAAGGCGACTTTTTTAAATCACAAGACGCTGAAGAATCTCAATTAGAAGCAGGAAGACTTAAACCGCAATCACCTGGATCTCCAACAGTTATCAAAAAAGATGGCAACATGAAAGATTCCAGTGCTGGTGGTGGAGGTTTTCTTGGTGGTATTATTGATTCT